CACATGCAGCAATAGCTCCAAAATCCACTGTATCATCTAATTCTACCACTTTTGTAAGATCTATGGAATTTAATGAAGATATACGACTATTATATTCCTCTTCTGTAATGTCTTCAAAAGGAGCTTGAGCATAACTTCCTCCAAAATAAGGCAATACACTAAGACCATTGTAAAACTCCTGATTGTCCCACATCCATTCACCTACTATTTGCCACTCATCTTTTTCCCAAACATCACCGTGCTCTAAATGGAATGGATATTTTCTATTTTTATCAATAGAAATTGTAGCACTTACATTATGTGTGTTATCCCCATTAACATGTCCTGGTAGGATCCATTCTTGGGAAAATCTTTTAACACGCTCTAATGTATCAACAGCTGTTTCTGTTCTAAAAATAGACCCTTCTGGGGCTTTAACAGGAATCCTTACACATAATGTATCTTTTGGTCTTAATACATCATCCTCACATAGTTCTGGATGATTTATTTCCAAATACATAGCAATGTCCTCATTCTTATTAAAACGCATTGTTCTTAGATAATAAGGAGCATGCCAAGCATGAATACCACTAGCTGTTCCTAATACACAAGATGTTGTTCCTGAGGGTTTTATACATGTAACACGAGCTGCTTCATTTGTTCCTATAACAGCAGAAATTGTAGAATTTACATTCTTTGCTACAGCAGCAGCTATATCTAAGTTGTATTTCAATATTTCCCCAGAACCAATTCCAGTCATTCCTATTCCTAATAAAGCATCTTTATCAGTGGTTTGTTTCCATATAGGACGTAAATAATGGAAGTCTGTAAATCCAGCTTGTAATGTACCAAAGAAAGCAGCTACACCAGCTCTTTCATTAAGATCTTCCTGGCTAGTTATATCACTTACATTGAGCTCACATAAATTACAGAATTGGAATGGTCTTAATCCTATTTCGCAGCATGGATTGGTGCCCCAATCTTTATTATTAGTCCAATAAAGACCTGGTTCTCCTGATCCACTAGCTTCAATCCTTTTCCAAAGATCAAAGAATTCTGTTTCTGATACATTATTTCTTTCTAAAACAGCACTATTATTAGATCTACCACGTTGCTCATTTAATTCCCACCAGTTTCCGTATTTACATGTAATCATTTCTTCGTCATCATGGCTAAATAAAGAAATCATAGCACTTCTTCTTATCCCCCCACTTAATACAGAGTTAGCAATGTGGCACATAATATCGTGACATTCTAAAGGAGATAATTTTTGGCCCACTTCTTTTCTATCTAACACAGCCTGTATATGGGCCAAACATAATTTTAATGGTTCTGGACCAGGTGCTTTTCCTCCAGCAGTGATTAATCTGGCTCCTTTATGTCTAATAGCTCTAAAATCAAATGTTGGCATAAAAGATCCTTCTAAATAAGCTTTCATAAGTACTTTTACAGCATCTGCCCAGCCCATAATAGAATCTTCTATTAAATAATTTCTTTTTTTCCCTGGTTTTGTTATCTCTGGGAGTTGATTTACATGATGTTTTTGAACTGAAAATCCAACACCTGAACCCCCTAGTAATAAGAACATTGTCTCACTGAAGCTATACAGACTATCAATAGGTAAATAAGCACAATTATAACCTCTTGCATTATTAACTTCCATAGCTGGCCCAGCAAACTGTAAAGCTCTCATTGAAGGAAGAACCTTCCTCTCTCTAATAAACTTAGCACTATCAATAATAGCCACTTCTAATTTAGGATATTTCTTAATCAGCATCTGCTCATATCTATCCACTATTTCATCCCAGGTTTCTCTTCTTTTTTTCTCTGGAACATACTTACTGTATTTTGAAAACACAGTTATTTTACTCAACGCATCCAATCCTAAATCCATAAATTTTGTTTTTTTTTTGTTAAAAAATAAGGGGTTGCAAATATACTTTGCTTCCCCTTATAAAACAACTACATATAAAAATATTACTTAACCATTTTCCTTATTTTAGCTCCCAATACAGTATCATCTGGTTCTTCTCTAACCAAGGTGATTAATTTTTCTAAATAAAGGCTAAGATCCATAGCTTCCTCTTGAGCATGAAGCAGATAATCATCAGAATTGTTGTTTTCTAGTGTAGAATTATACTTACGTATTCCTACAGCACTTCTTGTTTGGTATTTTTCAACCACTTGGTCCACTATTTTATCCTTCATGAGTCTTTCTTTTTATAAGTTCATTTTCCACTGTAAGTAGAAAATTTAAGTGTTTTTCTACTTCTGCTTCTATAATATACCCAATTTTACCAATAATTTCTCCTAAATTAGTATAAAATCTAGAAGAATCAAACTTTATTTTAATTTGGCTATATTCGAACCCTGGAATTTTAATTAATTCCTTAAACATTGCATCTAAATAAGTTATTACAGCAGGGTAGGAAATACTTAATCCATAGTGCCCTTCCTCTAAATAATCTTTGTATTTTTCGTTAAATTCCTGTGTTGTCATTATCATCATCATTATTAATGTTTTGTAGTTTACTTAATTCATGTTTTAATACACTTACAGTGTATCCCTTATCATATTTAGTCTTAGGATCTAACATTTTAATCCTTTCGGCCAACTCTTCTCTTAGTCCATCTTCATAAAATTTAGATTCAATAGCTTCAGCAAGGTTATTCATCTGTTCTGTACCATATATAGATATTCTAAGATCAAACCAATCCCATTTTGTCTTATAATCATTGATAGATAATCCTTTAGTCAATTTACGTTTTAAATTGTGCAATGTTCTATTACGCACTCTAACAATAGAATTATCATCACCAAATAAATGTAAAAATCTTAATATCCACCTAGGACACCATTTAGGCCTTGCTTTGTAATCCATGAATATTACCAATGGTTCCATTGCTTCAAATATTCCACCTTTCTCTCTCCAAGGAACAGAGCCCAAATAATGATATTTTTCATAAAAGTTTTTTGGAAAAAATACAGCTCTAATATCATCTAATGTAATATTACGAGTGTGAATAAATTTGTATTTCTTGCCTTTAAAAAGGACAACATCTTTTATATTCATAAATTATTTAATTTAATTTGTCCATCTACAATAGTTAAATATTCTTGACTATCATCTAATGTATCTACAAAATAATAACGTCCTCCAGACGATTTTCCTTCAAAATCAATATGTTTCCTATGTGTATGCCCCACTATTTGGATATACTTGGATTTTAATTCACTCTCTTTATTAGCTTTTAATAAAGCTGTTGGTCTAATCCATATAGGAGTTTGTTTTACATGGTCTCCAAGACCGCTAAAATCATATGGAGAAAAGTCAAAAAGAAGAGGTTTATATTTAAATAACTCATTCAAAGTTAAATCAATATCATCTATATTATATCCATCTTCTCCAAACATTTCTCCCATAAAATGTTCACTCACTCCTGCATGTGTAAATAAAAAATGATCCATTGTATAAGCCATTTGTAAATGTTCTCTGTTTTCATTAACAACTTGACTAATATTTGGAGCTAATCCACCTTGGTACCCACTAGTACCATTATACCCAATTTCTGGATAGTAATGATAGTCATGATTACCTATAAGCATTATTACTTTAGACTGTTTTGACTCTTTATACTCTATAATTTCCTTAAAATTATGTATTTGATCAAGACCTGGTATATTAAATGAATCAAAATAGTCCCCCAGAAAGACCACTCTATCTGGGGATTCTACTTCTACCATCTTTTTCCAAACATTTTTACCATGTATATCTGGAATAATTAATGTTTTATTCATAAGGAAATTTTACTTCTGTTTTTTTAATTAGCTTTTTATCTTCCTCAGTTATTGTAGCCACTCTGCAAGCTACTTGTTTTTGTAAAAGTGGGGAAAATATTCTTTCTCTAGACCCACATTTTATTAGAAGTTTTCCTGATTTTACCCCTAGTCTATTAGAAGCTTTAGCAGCGTTTTTAAAAACACCAATTAGCTTTTTTTCTTCTGGGTTATAAACTTTTATACATGTATCTTCAAATAACTGATTATCTGTAAATCCTGCCATATTTAAATTTATACAAAGTTACTACAATATGTAAAGTAAAAATTAGTTTTTCTGTAAAGTCTTTACACACTTTTTTAATGCATCTATTTGTCCATAAGTGAGGTCAAAATGTCTATTACCTAAATTATCATTAACGGTCACTGTAACCCCCTCTTCATTTACCCATTCTGTGACTTCCATAAAGTCTGATTTAGTTAAAGAATAAGGACAAAAATGTTTTAGTTCTATAAAAACTGATTTTTTATTATTTATTTCCATAATTAAAATATGTATCTAATATTTGCAGGGTTAAAAAACTCTGCATAAAGGTTTGTAAAACTATTTATCATTTCTTTTTTTAGCTGCCATTTGTAACGTATGTTATCTGCTGCATACTCAGAATCTTTTGATTCTTGTATTTCTGGCTTCCATAGTAATTCTTTTACATTATCAGAATTTCTTTCATGTTGAAATACATTATGTGTAAGAAAAATACATTCACATTTAACATCTATTCCGTGGTCTTTTATCTCTTGGAACAATTTACGATATTCGTCCAACCAACCTTCATCATATATAATAGGAGAAAAGTTAATATGTACTTCCATCCATTGTTTTAACCTTACTATTTCTTCTATACGAGTGGATATTTTATCCGTTTTT